ATAGTTTACCTGCTGTTACTGGCCCTACTCCAACTAAACCTTCTACATTATCTGTCTTATCTCCCGATAGAGTTTGAATCATCCAATGTCTATCAGCTTTCTTTCTTGTAATTAATTCAATCTCATCATTAGCTAAGAGAGTACATGGTACACCTCTCATATCTTTGTCGGGTGAAACAATCACAGGATTTTTATATTCTTGTCCTGTTGCAAGCAACCCCATAACATCATCACCTTCTAATCCATTGAAACTAATAGAGTGAAATTCTTTTGTAATCCTATCTCTTATATTTTTTAGGCCAAGAGGTTTACGTTTACCTATTCGATTAGCTTTGTAGTCTTGAAAGATTCCATGTCTAAAGGTGGGATAATCAGAGAAACACATGATCACTTGGCCTGGGCTAATGATCTGATACTGAGCAATACGATCTTCTATTAGTTGCATTGCATCACGTTCATCTAAGAAAAGAGTATGAAGGTGTTCATCCCATTGAACATCACATTCACATGCACAACAGGAAGAATAGATCAGCCAGTCAGCATCAATTAATAAAGTCATAGTGCGAATAGAGGTAGTCGTAGTCGACCTGTTTGCTGGTCGTATAGCAGCTTATCCATAGGGCCAGTAACCCCACTAAAGCGATTCTTTAATAGGCGTAATTGTAGTTCTGATCTCTCAGATGGGTCGCCTTGTTGGTTTCTTTCGGCTGCCAAAACTAAGTCAGATAGTTGGGCAACGCTGTGCGATGAGCGCAGGTGGGAAAGAGAAACCTGAGTTCCTTCTTCATGTCCTTTGCCTTCAGGTCTTCTTAAGTGTGAAACAACTATGAGTCCGACACCTGTATTCTCTACTACTTGTCGCAGTTTAGTGCAGGTAACATCGAGTGCTCGTCTTTCATCTAAATCACTAATACCAGAAATAACTATGGTTAAGTGATCAAGTATGACGACATCAACACCTTCAGCTGTAGCAAGATATTGAATCTGTTCCACTAAACGATCAGGGTCTATTGACCCAAAGTGATCATATAAAAATAGACGACCAGTACCAAGTAGTCGATCAAAAGCTAACCTTAACTCTTCATCTTGTTCAAGGTTCTCTTCAAAATGTAGAGGTCTTGATAACTCAACTCCAATTATTCCTTGCAATGTCCGTTGAATACTTTCTTCGAGTGCAATGTATCCTACTTTCATTTGATTTCTTAGGAAGTGATGAGCTAATTCCCTGCACATAGAACTCTTACCTGTTCCAGATCCTGCACAAACAGTTACCATCTCACCCTTACGATATCCCTTTGTTGCATCGTTCAACTTAGGCCAAGGGTATTCACAGATTGAGGCAGCTCCTGGTTTGATCAGAGCTTCCCATTGGTCAGCCGCTTGTATGATTGAATCAGGTCTTGCAGGTGTAGCTTTCCAAAGCAAGTCCCTAAGTTCTTCCCCTTCTCCTGCGAGGAGCATTTCGTTAGCATCTTTTCTTGGCAGTCTACAGATAGCTGCCTTACCAAGAGGTAAGACTTCAAGTGCTTTCTCGGCAGCAGCCATGCCAGGCTCATCCGTATCCAGACAAAGGACAATCCGAACAAATGTGTTTAACCATTTCTGTACTTCAGGTGTAGATAAATACTTTTTAACCGATTGAGCACCATTTGGCAGGGATACAACAGGAAATTTGTTTCCTTGAACTTGAGAAACAGACATTGCATCTATCTCTCCTTCAGTAATAACAACGAAAGTATTGCCTTGGTTTGTCTGTCTCCATGTGTGCTGAGAGAAGAGCATCATCTTGCTAGTATCTCCTAGCCAAATAAATTTCTTATCTTTAAACCTCACATGTTGAGCACATGGTCTACCTAAATGATCGAAGTAGTTAGCTACTTGAACAGGTTGCTTATTGTATTCAGCTATGCCATAGGGAAAACGACTAACAGTTTCTTCTGTGATACCACGCTTCTTAAGCGCAGTTGGTCTTACGAATTTAATTAGTGGTGATACTTTTCTTGGTGGTGGTTCAGTTGTCATTGGTCTTGGTTTGTTTTCTTTTGATGGTTGGTATTGGTAGTCGCAACCGAAGCAATGAGCATGTCCATCATCAAAGACTGCAAGGTTATCCTTGCTGCCACATTGGGGACAGGGTTCATGTCTTAGGTATTTGCTTTTCCTCTTTTCCATTTTCTTCTTTTTTCCAGTAGTGAATTAAGAGTTCCAATTCCTTTATTCTTTTCGTTGCATATTCAATGCGATCAGTAGAGTTCATTGTCTTTTAGTCGTACCAAGATGAGGGGATAGAGCCACTAGACCATTTGAATCCATGTCTTGTAGCCCATTGGCCGTAAGTAATAGATCGTTTGGCTCGGCTAATTTTGTCCTTCGCATTCTGAAAACAGAAACGAATATCTAAATCGGGATGCTGCTTCTGAACAGCAAGCATCTTACGTCTGTCCTGGGGAGAGAAGAAACCTTTAGTTTCTACTACTACACCATTATCAAGAATAAAATCAGGTCGATAGACTGCCTCAATAATGTAAGGCAAAGTCATATCTTCATAGGTAAATTGAACTTTATTTTGAAGAAGGGTCGCTGCTACACGACCCTCAAATTTACTTCTATATCTAGAACTCGTCCCCTGATGAGACTGTTGGGGTTGCACATGCGACTGTCTCCTCTTCCGCTTGTGTCTCGAACCCATAGGTTGTTGCGCTTTTTGAGTATTCGACATGTTTATGAATGATGGCAGCTTCAGGCTGAATCTTAATCCCGACTCCAAAATTGCCTGAATATCCAGAGCAACGTAAGAAGACTTGACCTTCAGTTCCTGGCCCCATTTTATTTACTGATTGTTTCTCCTCTTCAGTCATTGGTTGACCTTGAGCATTTTGTAAAACAGGTGGTCTGTTATTCCATTGCTTACCTTGTTGGTTAATACCTCCGACTCTCATCTTGGTTTTAATTACAAAGTATGGTTGACCTTCAACCTCTTCATATCCCCAAGGTAAGGCAGCAAGTTTATATTTCTTATCAGGTTCAGCTGCTTTTAATTGAACCTTCCATCGGTCAAGTAACCCTGATAAATCTTCTTCGATTTTTGCTGCTTGTTCTGGTTGTATCAAGCAGGTTACTTTCCATACCCCTGGCTGCTCAAACTTAGTGTCGGGTTCGACTAACCAAGCATATTGAAACTGGCATCGAGGTGTTGTGAGATTTAGAATTTCTGATTTGATAGTCATGTGATGAAATAAGTTGATGATTTTGTAATAGTTGGATCTAACTTTCCGAGCTGTGGCTCAGGAGGTAGATCTTTCTTGTCTTTGATTTGTTGTTCGAGCTTTGTTTTTATTTTTGTAAGCCAATCAGTTTGATACAGATCAGCGAAACTTTGCCTAACAGAATCCCTAAGTGTGCTCATTTCTGAGGGTGTTGTAGCAAAGCAGTCATGTACCCCACCTAAATTTATAGTGGGTTCTCTCTTTCTAGCATGGATAATTGCCATTGAGTAGTGAGATGAATCAAAACTATGCAAAATATTTGCAGTTAAACCATTAGCCATACGAGTCTTGTCCAGACCTACAGTTTCAACTGCTGTCCGTATATCAAGAGAGACATCTGAGAGGTATCTAAGACGTATCCTAGATTCTCTTTGATTTTGGTATCGCTGTTCTACGAGTAACCCACTAGGAGATTTCCATTGCAGCGGTCTGTTCTCTTTACCAGCTCGTAGACCTATGGCTTTGAAATAATTCATAGCTTCTACTGCTGGAGCGATAACCTTAATTGATTCTCGATGTAAGATGTTTGCCATGAAGTGCATGGTTGTCATACATCCCTTCTGAACTGTCCAAGATCCATTACCGAATAGATCCTTAGCTCTCTTCTGCGCCCAGTCGTAAGCGTAGTAATAGAACGCTGTCCGACTAGCTGCATAAGGTGTTGTCATAACACATGGCTTGGCTAGTGAACGATCAGGTTGTAACATCAGCCACTTGCTTGCTCTCTCGTCATTGCTTTCTCTTAAGCGTTCATTGACTTGAGTGATAACAGTTGCATAGATGTCTTGTGGTTTCTTGAGTGGGTCACTCGGATAGAGATTGACCTCAGCTGCAAGCTTCTCTGATCTAAGAAGTGAAGCAAAATGTTGGATACCTGAGCAAGTACAATCAAGCATTACAGGTAGAGCACATTCATAACCCCATCCATATTTTTTGAAGTTGTAATACTCACGACAGAAAGCCAAGAAGCTCCAAGGTTTATCAGCTCTCATCCAGAACTCAGCATTAATCCAAGGATCATTACCAGCTCCAGAGATAAGTTGTTCCCTTTCTTCTACCCAATCAATAAGAGTTTGCCAGTCTGACTTAAGACCATAGAGGTTTGCTCCATGTATTCTTAACCAGTTCAGATGATTCTCTTCTGTGATTGGCTTTGGCTTTGCAAAGAGAAGCAATGATCTAGATACATCATTACCTTGAGGATTTAAATAGGGAGGTCGATAATAAAATCTTCCTCTGAAATCCATAGAGGTGGGAAAGAATATCTCTTTCTCCTCCTGGAATCTACGAGCTATCCAAAGAACCTTTGCATTTGCTATGCGTGTGTTCTTAGTTCGATCATTCTTTTCATGGAGAATCTTTGAAGTCTTTCTCCATCTGAGTACACCTAAATCTTCCTCATCTAAGTGTTTAGGGTAAGGAGGAATAGGCCATCCATCTCTAGGTAAGAGACAACCTACTTCTATGTTGTTGTCATAGGCATGTGTTACCTGTTCCAACATCCAAGTATGTACTTTCCAGGCAACAGACTGATGTATGTTTGCAGCCTTATAGAAAATCTCATTACCATTTGAGTCGGCTTGAATGATCTCGTTATTACTCTTGAATAATTTCAAGGGCATCTTTGTGTAATAGCCTCCTTCATTTGGTGAAGTCCAATCTTTAGGAGGTATCAGCATTGGCAAGTAGTTGGGAGTCATCAACTCTTGCATCTCTTTAACATCTTTAATCCACTTCATGCACTCGTCAGTTGCTTTCACAATACGTTGCTTCTTGTGGGGTAGATCTTCTCTAACTATTTGAATAAGTCCAGTCTCTTTAGCAATCAGTTGCACTAAGAATAAACCTGATGCAATCTTTTCCTTTGGAGTCCAGACTTCTGTTTGCTGCATCCTTCTGATAGCAGCCATCTTATGAGCCTGACGACTACGACCTTTCTTAAACCTAAACAACTCTTGAGTAGTAGCTCTATCTAACATGGTTTCAATCCATAGCTTGTCAGCTACGTCCATTGAAATACTGTGAAGAGTGGGGCAAGCAGATAAAGAATCAATTACAGTTCTTATGCTTGCTGCTGCTACCTGTTGAGGTGGTAGGTGAGTGATAGGAAGTAGTTGAGAAAAGCTAACTCCTGCTTTACCTGACTCAATTCTTTTTCTTACTGCCCTTAGGTGGATAACTATTTTATCTACACCATAGGCAGCTAAAGTCTCTCCCCATTTAGAGAGAGACTCCATCTTTTTCTTTTGCTGGTTGTGTGTGATGAGCCGAACTCTATCGCACCCAAGCGTTAACATCTCTCTTTCAAGAGCAATCTGTTCTGTCAGGGTTGTCATCTCGATACCAGAGAAGTTCTCTTAGTTTGATATTCAATTAACTTTTTCCCAGAAGCGCATCTTCTCCTCGTAGCTTTTTTCAAACCACTCGACTAAGATTCTCCTGGCAAATTCAGCCTTGTTTATTCCTGATGCTTCAGATAAATAATTTAATCTAGTCATCAGTTGTTGAGGCAAGACAACTTGTAACTTCCCATCTTTATTGGGATCTATTTTTGGATCTGATATCGGTTTGTTTATCAGCTCCTCAGCAAGTACTGATTCATTCATCTGTTTCACCTCTAAAGAAAAATTTTCTAAGAACTGGTTCGATCAAGACATTTGAAACTATTGGGTCGGGAAATTCCTTCTTCAATAGTCGATTAAATTCTTTTTCTAATAGTTCTTTCTCTGTTGCTGTTGCTTCAGGTGGATCAGGAAGCATAAGCCAATGGGTTGCATCGTCAGGTGGATACTTCCAATGCCCCTGCATAAACCCAAAATCTCTAACGTAAAAGAGAACAAGTTCATCTCTATTTGAGTGAGCTTTGTTAGGTTTTTTTTCAGTTATTAAATAGAACTGATCTAATTGTTCAAGCATTTTTTTTGTGGTGGGTTGTTTAAAAGAAACAGCCCCCAGTCACAGCAAAGTAAACTCTGTTGTGAGCTAGGTTCAGTTCCATATCGAGAAAGATACCATGTTCGATAGCTTTGAAAGATCTCTTTATCTTGAGCATATCGAGTTGGCTTTAACTCATTCTTCATATTCATTAAAGAGCCAGTCATCCTGACGTTTAGCTTTAATACCTGCTATCAGGTCATGTGTAGCTAATCTACACTCTTCCACGATAGGCTTAGGTAACTCTGAGCGCAATCTTTCTACAATCTTTGACATCTTCTCAACTGTCTCAGGGTTGCGACTGGTCTTCATCCTTGACCAGGACTCAATCAACAGCCCCTTGTTGCTTTCAAGAATATGTAAATAGCGTTTCATTGCTCCCATTGTTTTTCAATTTTAAGTTTACGTTCTTCCAATGTGTTTCCTAGTGGTGATTCTCTAACAACAGTAGAGATAGAAGAAAAAACCCAGACCCCCATCAATAATGCGAGGGCTGAGTAGATTAATAAACGTGGCATTTTTAAATAGATGCAATAGTGTTTACAATTAGTCTTTTAAGAATGATAATAGTTTCCCTGTTATCAAGATCTTTATAAGACTCAACATCAGGCTTAGAGCCTGTAATTCTACAAGCTCGGTAGTAGATAGACTCTAGTTCCCATAAAGTCTGATGAGTTTTACGTTTCTTGTTAGTCAAAATGTTTTGTAGTGGGTTTGTTAAGGGATAGAATCCCTCAGTCAGCCCCAGTTATGGAGCTGAGAGAGAGAATCAATTGGCTGTAAATTTAACTTGACCTACTGTATTGCCATTAATATCTCTCAATTTTGTTTCTAGTTCCCATGACGTATCAGGGTCTATAACCGATTCAATGGCATTGGCATAACTTTTTAGGATTCTTGAAACTTCAGAACCTAAATTCTCACCAGCAAAAGCTGAGTTATCGGTGTTAATTTTAATTGTAAGGTTCATAATCATTCATTTAAAAAAAATGTATATGTTCCCCTGTCTTTTGTTACCTGATTCATTTGCCAAGTGTATTCTTTAGGGCATGTTTTTAACCAATCTCTAAAAGATTTGTTCATTATGTGGCCGTTGTAGTATGTGTTACTGGTTAATGTGTGCATTACTTAGCCTCCATACAAGTTTTACATAGGCTTACTGGTAGCCTCATCTGATGAGTAACAAAGTAAGTACCATCAAAAGTCTCAGTTTTACCTTCAACTTTTTCCCCTAAAGTAATGCTTCTTTGTCCATATAAATCCCCTTTATTTATTGAAGATTTACAGGAATAGCATTTCCTTGTTTTCCTTGTTTTTTTAAGTTTCATTTGGTGGGTTGTTAGGTTTCCTGGGTTTTAAAAGCCCCTGCACCTGAAACCCATAAAGTGCAGGGACTCTTTCCCTCTTACTAATTTGCCGAAAATAAGAGGGAAGGGCTAAGAGAGGAATTGCACCTCTCATTCAGCTTTTACTGATTAGCTTGTTGTTTTTAAGGGAATGCCCTTCTTAGAATCTTCATAAGTGATTCTTTGTGTTGTGGGTATTCCTGTTATATCTTCAAAGTCTTTAAGAGCTTGCTTTGATGTTCCCCCTATATGCCAATAATGCAAGCCTTTAGGTGTTGATTCTTCTTTCCAGTCGTAAACATAGAAAGAGGTCATCTTCCACTCAACGCTTACCTTGTCTAATGGGTTGTCTTCATAGCTTCCCTCTCTTAACTTCTCTGGTTCTCCCATGTTCTCAACTAAATAATCATATGTAGTGAGTGCATAACCTTGTAGCCAGCCTGTCATGGTTTAATCTCCTTTTGGTGGGTTTATTCCCTCTTTTGAGGGAAGAGCTAGGGTCAGGGTTTGCACCTGACCACCCGCTTAAACGGATTAGCTAATAACTACCATAACCAATAGTGTCTTTAGATTCTGGAAGTGTTTTAAGCGTGTAATAGCCAAACTCTTTTCTTAATCTTTCAACAGTATCGTCTTTTGAATAGTCCTTGTTTTGATACTCGACTGCTGAGTAGCCCTTATCCTGGACAAATTTGGTTAATTGCTTTTTGTCTATCGTTGAAGCTATGTGTCCATAATCTCCGCATACATTCGCAATTAATAAAACATTTAATGACATTGTTTTAACTCCTTTGTTCTTCGTATCCATCAAACCACGCTCCCTTCTGCTCTGTATAAGCTAAGTTCTTAACACTCTTGCAAGTGCTTGAGCTGGTCTCTGGATCTTTACAATGCTTCTGGGCTTCTTCTAAGGTTAAGCCTGTCTTCATTGTTAAAGGCTTCCACTTCTTATCATTGAAGTGAAACCTGACTATCTTGTAAGTCATAGGTGGGTTGTCTTTAGGTTCTATCGGAGAATAATCCCCCGATAATTCCAATATAGTCCAAAACGATTCTTTTGACAATGGGCGGCTAAAAAGAAATTCACAGAA